GGCGGCGCGTTGAAAACGCTAGGCGAAGCCTGCCCACTTCTAACACGAGATCCACAACCCGTCGTGTCAGTCCAAGACAAAACAGCGGTTCATTTGAACCGCAACAAGGGTGGTCTTTCACACCCTTTATAACGCCTAGGCCGCTCACTATCGGGCGACGGACCGTCAGGGTAGCCCATACCCCTAACGTTAACCGCCCGAACGAAATAGGGCGGCCTAGGCTTCCTAAAACTTATTCTCCCAATAACGCCCGACCGCTTGAGCCTAAGCGGTCGGAAAAAACGATCTGCAAAAGCCGCCAGGAGCGGCGAGAGGTGATCCATGCAACCAGAAAAGCCGGGCACGGCGGACAAAAACGTCCACGCTGGACGGACCGAAGCCGCATTAAATGCAAATGAAGACAAACACGAGCGATATCGTTCGTGGGTAATATTGATTATTTGGATTCTCGAAAAACTTATTAAGAAAGGCGGCTAAAATGGGTATCGGCCCCGAATGGATCGCAAATCCAATACAGGCAGCCCTCCATCATGGAGGCAAAAAATTATCAGGCTTCTCATTCGGTGGTGACACCGGATTACGCCAATTCGCTCCGAACCTATACAATGCGTGGTTTGGAAAACCACCTCCTCCACCAGTTGACAACTTCGATAAAAACGCGAGGCTCCAAAGGGAGTTCGCGCAAAATTCGATTCGTTGGAAAGTCAACGACGCCAAGATGGCAGGAATCCATCCGATTTACGCCCTTGGCGGTCAGGGAACTTCGTTCTCTCCCATGTACTCATCAGACGCCCAAACCAATCCCGAAGATCAAAAATGGGCGGCACTCTCAGAAATCGGCCAAGGCGCAACTCGCGCAATAGCGGCGAATATGTCAGAGCCGCAAAAACAGATGGCCGCTCTTCAATTAGAATCCGCTCAACTCGACAACGACATAAAACGTGTTGAGCTACAGCGTCTCATGACGCCTACGCCCTCCGCACCGCTTCCAGCTGGCGCCCAAAACTTCATTGAGGGCCAGGGTAATTCTGGCCCAGCAAATAAAATCGTAAATAAGCCCATGGAGAGAGTTACATCTCTCAAAGGGCGTCCCGACTTAGAACCTGGCGCCAAAACTGGTGTCGGATTCTATGTTACGAAAGAAGGGGCCCTGATTCCTGTCCCTTCTCTAGACACCAAGCAATCCATCGAAGACAATTTGATCCAAGAAACCATGTGGTCTTGGCGCAACAACATTATGCCCAATTTCACCGGAGGCTCTCCTCCACCCGGATACCGGTGGAGCTATAAACAGCAGGGCTACGTCCGGGACACCGGCAAGGACCCGAAAGACTGGAAAGATTATGGTCCACGGAAAGGAGGTAGATAATGGCTCGTCGCAGACGAAACACCCGTCGCCGGCGCACTTCGCGCCGTCGTACGGCTCTCAGGCAAAGAATCGGCTTCAGAATGTAAAAAAAAACCCCGTGGGCACGGGGTAGGAGCTTAAGACATGATCTGCAAGAAACCTTACAATGGCCTCTTTGGCTGTGGTCAATGTATCCCATGCCGCATCCAAAAACGCAATATCTGGACATCGCGGCTGGTCCTCGAATCGTTTCAGCATTCCTCAAGTGGTTTCCTTACTTTAACTTATGATGACGAGCACTTACCTGAAGAGGGAACTCTCGTAAAACGGGACGTTCAACTCTTCTTAAAAAAAATGCGCAAAGCTGGATTTAAGGTCCGGTATTTCGCCGTAGGAGAATACGGCGACCAGACCCAGCGGCCGCATTATCACCTAGCACTCTTTGGGTATCCCATGTGCGACGACCCTCCGCTAGCTCACGAAAAACGGCATAAGCCGTGTTCTTGTTTACCTTGCCAAGCGATACATAACCTTTGGGACAAAGGTTTCAGCGATCTCCGGCTCCTTGAAAGGGAGTCGGCGCAGTACATCGCTGGTTATGTTACAAAGAAACTCACTCGGAAAAAAACCGAGTACGAAAAACAACAGCTAGGCAATCGCGATCCTGAATTCGCAACTATGAGCCGTCGGCCTGGAATTGGGGCCGCGGCGATGGAGCAGCTATCCGATACTCTTAAAAATTCTCAGGCTGCGGATCTCTCTGAATGGGACGGCGACGTCCCTCATCAACTGGCTCTAGGCAAACAAAAAGTACCACTCGGCCGCTATCTCAGGGCCAAACTAAGGAGGTTTTATGGCTTCGAGGACGAAGCCGCCCCGAAAGACTGGCTCGTCAAAAAGACGGCCGATGTGCGCGCAATGTCGCAGGTCTATTACGAGCAAGGCGAGTATGAGAGGACAGGTCTCCATTTCGCTGAAAGTCAAAGGCAGACAAGGCTGCAAAAAGTGTTGAACATAGAAAACAAACTAACAATCTTCAAAAAAAGGGGAGATCTGTGAAAACGTATTTACACGACCTTAGTCATTCAAAAGCGTTGACGTGCAAGATGGGAAGTTTAGTTCCCATCATGGTCCGTCATACGCTTCCGGGTGACCGCTTCAAAGGCAACAGCTCCGCGTTCATTCGCGTAGCACCGCTTCTCGCTCCACTGATGCATACCTGTAAGGTCCGCATCCATCATTGGTTCGTTCCGTATCGTCTCCTTTGGGATGATTGGGAATCATTCATTACTGGCGGACCTTCTGGCGAAGACGCTTCTGTGTTTCCGACCTACACCGTGTCGGAAAGCCTCGGAGAGTCGACTCTTCCCGACTACCTTGGAGTCCCGCCCACTATGACGTCGGGGACCATTTCGGCTCTTCCCTTTCGCGCATACAACCTTATTTGGAACGAGTACTATCGTGACAAAGACCTCGAGACCGCGAAGACGGTATCTACTGCCTCTGGCACTGACTCAACAACTCCTAAGGACCTCCTGAACTGCGCCTGGGAAAAGGATTACTTTACGGTCGCGCGTCCGTGGGAACAGCGCGGACCCAGTTACTCCATTCCCATGGCGGAAAGCGCTCCAGTAGAGCGCGATTCCAATGCAGCGGCTTGGAAACTTTACAACGCTGGCACCGATACGGGTGGCGGAGCTAACCCTCTCTCCATTTCTGCGGCTGGCAGCAATCTCGAAAACGCCGCTGGCACGATGACTTATTCCATGGACCCCAATGGCGGATTAACCGCCGACCTGACCGATGTGGCAGGAACAATAGAGGAGCTAAGATATGCAGCGGCAATGGAACGCTTTGCTGAGAACCGGGCCCGTTGGGGTGGTTCTTATCCTGAGTATTTATTATCTCTTGGTATTCGTTATAGCGACGCTCGCCTCCAACGTCCTCAATACTTGGGTGGTGGCGTAGGACCACTTCAGTTTAGTGAAGTGTTACAACAAGCCCCAGATGCCACCACGGGTACCTCGGAAGACGAGGGCGTAGGCAATCTCAAAGGCCATGGCATTGGATCTATTCGTTCCAATTCATTCAAGCGCTGGTTTGAGGAGCACGGTATCGTTATCTCCCTTATGAGCGTTCGCCCGAAGCCTATGTATGAGGGCAGCATCGATCGCGAATATCTTAAGCGCACCAAGGAAGAGTTCTGGCAACGCGAACTCCAACACCTCGGTCAACAGACCATTACCAATCGGGAAGTCGACGTCACTCATGCGTCGCCCACTGGTACCTTCGGTTACGTTGACCGGTACGAGGAATACCGCAGAGCCCTTAACACTATTCACGGTGAGTTCCGCACCACTCTTGATTTCTGGACGATGGCCCGTATTTACGGCTCCGATCCAGCACTTAACGCTTCCTTTGTTTCCTGCGTTCCCACGACCCGTGTTTACGCAGCAACTTGGGAGGACCAGCTTTGGTGCATGATTAATAATAGGCTCAAAGCGCGCCGACCCGTAGTAGACCTTCCGTCACCTAAACTAATGTAAACGAGGAGTATTTATGTTGAAAAAATTAAAAAACGCCTTTTGGCGTGAACGTTCTGGAGCATTTGAAAAATGCGATTCCAAGCCCATGGCTATCCCGGTGGGCTTCCGCAAACCCATCACCCTAGAGGAACGCATGCAGCGTCTCCTCCAAGGTGAAGAGTTACGTCGCTATGCCTTACAAAAAGGCATAGATACGCCCGAAGAATTCGATGACTTCGGCGACGAACACGACCCTGACCTTCCTCCGGCGACCCCATACGAGGTCGTCCGCAATCCTTCAACGGGCCGCGAAATGTCGCGGGCCGAATCCGAAGCCTTCGAACGCGCTGTATCAGAGAAGGTCGCCCAAAAGGTGACCTCTCAACGCGCAGCGGCTAAGTCCAAAAAGGACGCCGCGTCAAAAGGCTTCAAAGAGGAGAAGCCGGACGGCTCCGACGACCAATAGCACAGTGCACTACTTGATGTGCACTGTGCGGACTGACACCAAACGGGGGAAAAAGTGGGTCGAAGTAGAAATAGACGGCGGCGCGTTGAAAACGCTAGGCG